AACCAACCCTATATACCTTTTTCAAATGCAATTTAATATTTATTATTATAATATTGAATGAAATAATACTATACAGAGATGATAAAGTGTATTAAAATGAAAACATGCCTAAAATTAGAGATGGTGCATTAACACCAAAACAAAGAGCTTTTGTAGAAATCTTTGTAAAAGAGAATGGTAGATTAACAGCTACAGAATGTGCAAAACAAGCCGGATATTCTGAGAAATCTGCCGTATCGCAATCTTGTAATCTTAGAAATCCTAAATATTTTCCAAAGGTTGTAGAAGCAATTGAAGAATTACAGCGTGAATATGCTGAAGCAAGTAAATTAGATTTTGTTAAACACTCTAGAGAACTGTCACGGTTGAGAGATGTTGCAGTAACTAACGGACAAATGGGTCCTGCAATAAATGCTGAATATCGTCGCGGTCAATTAGCAGGATTTTATGTTGATAGAAAAGAGGTTGTGACAGCCTCGCTTGATAACATGACTAGACCAGAACTTGAAGCTAAACTCAAAGAAATTCGCGATCATAATATTATCAATGGCGAAGCTATTGGCGTAGAAGTACTAGAAATAGAAGAACAAGAAGAATCAAAATAATTTCCCAAAATATAATAAGAAACATATTACCAACTTATACTGTTTGGCGTCTGATAATATCTTGTAGCTCTTGTTCTGCAAGTGTCATTACAATATCTTTCAAACTTGCCCATAGCTTTTTCTTTACCACAGGCAAAACATTTTCTTTTAATTAATTTTTCTTCTGATTTTGGTTTAGTTATATTGTAGTAATCTGGTAATTTAAACTCATTGTCCATTAAATCCTCTTTCCATTAATTCTTTTAGTTTTCTTTCCCACATAGCTTTATAAACTAAATCGTCTGTAATTCTATTATACATATCCCATAGATTTTTAACTCTATGCCAATATAATTCTTCGTTTGTCATAATTTTCCTTTCTAAAAATTAACTTTGTAAAGTATCGTTTCTCCATTGTCAATTTTTTCTCTTAAATATTTTGCATATTCATAATAATATAATGCCTCTTGCACTTTATCAAAAAATTCTAATTCATGTGCTTTGTCATAAGCATGTTTATATTCTTTGTATAAGTCTAATTCTTCTACTCTATTCGAACTCATCTGCACCCTCCAAATATAAATTTATTTTTTCTTTTAAATCTTGGCTATCCATAGCCAACTGATTTTTATAATCGTAATAATCTTTTTCTTTATCATATTCATCTATGCTACTATCTAGCCAATTAATAATATGCTGTATTAATTTATCTTTATCGATCATAGTTTTCCTTTCTTTTTTATTTTTTTATCATTTTGCTATTGACATGTCAATATATATCATTATATGGGATAGTGTACAGGCGACGGAGTTATTCGGATAAGTCCTGTGCAAAAATAGAAAGGAATAAAAATGAAAGTTAGAAAATTATTAGAATTACAAGCAAACATAGAAGAAAGAAAAATCCCTTGTGATTTATGCGACGACGAATTAAATCAGCATTATTCACTATCTAAAGACAAAGCCATAGACATTCTAGATATGGACTTAATTCATTTAATTAGATCATATAATAAATGTTTAGATATGGGAAAAGTATCTAATATAAATTTAATAGAACAACAATTATCAAATATTGAAAGTTCTATAAGCGTTATAAAAGATCAATTTTATAGTTGACTTTGTATTTATCCCATGTTAATAGGATAATAAGAAAGGACTAATTATGAAGAAATTAGAATTTATTAAATCTAAAAAACTTTTAAATATTGATAACAACGCAAAAACTGTAAAAGGTCAAAAATATGGTTATATGACAGCGGTATTATATCTTGCACCTAGTAATGAAAGCGGTTTTAATGTTTGTCCTATGGCTTCAAAAGGTTGTAAAAAAGCGTGTTTATATACTGCTGGTCATGGTGCTTTTTCTAATGTGCAACAGGGCAGAATAAATAAAACAAGGTGGTATATTCAAGAACGCGACACTTTTCTTAATCAAATTAGAAAAGAAATAAACGCGTTTATTGTAAAAGCAAAAAACAAAAACTTGATACCTTGTATAAGATTAAATGGCACTAGCGATATATCTTGGGAAAAGACAGGACTTATGGAAGAATATAAATCAATTCAATGGTACGATTATACGAAAGTTTATAAAAGAGCATTATCTTATATCAATGGCGAATTGCCTAGTAATTATCATTTAACTTATTCACTCAATGAGGATAACCGCGAAAATGCTTTTGATATATTAAATCGCGGTGGCAATATCTCGGCAGTATTTAGAAAATCACTACCAAAAAAATACAATGGTTTCAAAGTTGTAAATGCTGACGATAGCGATTTGCGTTTTCTTGACGGCGATAATATTATCGCAGGACTTTTGGCAAAGGGCAAAGCAAAGAATGATTATTCTGGTTTTGTGCTTGACACTTAATCAATCCCATGTTAATAGGATAATAACAGAAAGGAACTTATATGAAAAAAGATGATATAAGATTAAATAAAGCTAAACGCGACGCTATTAAAAAAACGTGGCGTGATACTACATTAAAAACACCGACGCAAAAAGATACATTATTGCAAGACGCGGTTGATACCTTTAGAGAACTAGAGCAATCAGTTTGGGATAATGTAATCAATCCAGTTGTCACTCAAAATTTTCCGCAAGATGATATGCAAATATTAAAAAAATATTCTCGCGGTAGTTATAATGGCAGTTTTGCACAATACGATAATTGTTTTTACTTCAAACCTAGTTTTGAAGATAGACAAGAAACGCAGTATTGTTGGAATTATAACCGCGACGATATGACAGCATTATATTATAATGATCTAATGAGTAAGGGTGTCAATCCTAACTTGTATTATGAATATGAAAACAACGACAACAATCCGCATTATTATAAACAACATCAAGATTTAAAGGACGCGGTTGATAATTTAAAAGTTGCTAAATATACAGGCAAAAAGGAATATAATAATTATCACGACGCCGATATAAACGAAAGTGATCTTGGTAAACTTGGCGGTCATTATTTATTAGTGCCTCAAGGCAGTTGTCATTCTCGCGTTATGATGATTAATAATAAAAGCGATTATGAGCAATTAAGAGCATTTAATAGATCAAAAACAAATATGCACAATGCTCAACGCGATATTTTCAAAGAGAAAATAAAAGATATAGAAATTATGAATTCTATTGTCGATCAATCCAAGTTTTTAAGTGAAGTTAAAAAGTATTGGATAGATTTAGAACAATGTGTAAATTTTGACGCTGACGAAATAGGGACAGCCATTTCAATCGTATCGGAAGAAGCAAAACAACGATTGCTTGATAGTGCAAAGATAAGACAAGCACAGCGTGATATTGTGGCGATTGTGAAAACACCTAAAGAAAAGGTTTTGGCATGAGTGATATTCCTCTTTGCCAACAATGTGGTAGAAAGTTATATAAAAATTATGGTAGTCGCGGAATTCTCGCGACACCAGACCATCAATACCACCATGAAACTTTTAACACCGAAGAAGAAAGGAATAATTTTGAACGCGACGCATTACCAGAAAATGCTTTTAGTATTGATAGGTTTAATTATATACCAGATAGCTTTGGTATAAGTTATCACACACCTCAACAAGGTCGCGATGGACTTTTTCATAGTCGCTATTGTTTTGAAGAATGGCATAGAAACCACCGCAACGAAATTGAACGCCTCATTCGTGATATGGGGGAATGGAAAAATCCAAGTTGACAGTTAAACCAGAATCAAATTTTGGGCGTCAGATAATTAAAAATTTACCTCACGCCCAACTATCAAGAATTGAAAATCGTCATGGTGGCGGTATTCCAGACCTCTATGGAATATATGGCGGTCAAGTAATTTGGCTTGAATTAAAATGTATTAAACAAAATTCAATCAGCATATCGCCTTTGCAAATCTCATGGAATTACAACAATTTTCGTCATGGTGGGAAAAACTATTATATTGTCCAAGATACGAGATCAAAGGTCATCAAATTGTACAGCGGTGACAAAGGGCGGGAACTCAAAGAACAAGGGTGGAAGTACCGCGGTCATAGTTTAATTTTGCCACCGCCAACAAATTGGAACGATTTACAAAGTTTCTTGTTCCCTTGACCGCGACGCTTTTTTTTTGGTCTAAATTTACCTGCGACAATTTGCCATATTGACAAGATCCGATTTTCGCGGTAAATCTCCACCCTCCCTATTGGGCGGGGGTGGTGGTGGACTGACCTGCGACAATATGTCGCGGCTCCGCCTTCGGCGGATTTCGTCGCGGCGGCGGTTTCGCCTTCGGCGAAATAGGACTTGACATGGGGATAACTATCCTATATACATGGGACTGTGTTAATCGTAGGGATTGGCTAGAGGTGGTCGACTTATGGTAGCTTTATACCAGACCTTTGTCAATTTAAAAGATTAGTCTGTATAGTCCCCAGACTGACGGATATAGAGTGTAAAACTAATTATGCAGATTAGTCTTTATATTTACTCCAGAAAGGGATACAGACTTCGCCCTACCTTTAACTTAAACAGAAAGGAACAAAATGTCTGATTTAAGAATTAAGACAGCCAAAGAGAATGGCGATTTGCCAAAAAATCACGGTCGCAGTTTCAAGGCACTTACACTATTTGACGCATTGAAAAACACCACGGTCATAAAAAAATACAACGAGCAATTTCAAAAAGAGTTTGGTCGCCCTAGCGTATTTGCTTCGCCGATCAAAGTACCGCGGTCGTAAAAACCATAATCTTCCGATAAAGTTTGACCGCAAAGAAAATCCCCTTCGGGGGATTTTTTTATTGACACGTTGACCATGTTCCTATATACATGGGACAACAGAAAGGAAGATTATGAAAATTAGACAATTAATAAATTTTCTTAAAATGTATGAAGATCAAGATTGCGATGTTCGTGTTGCAATTAACGAGGATAACTTTTTTGATAACTCTACAATATCAAATAATTTTGACGGTGATACAAAATCAAAAATTAAAGACCATTTATCCTTGCCAAACTTTTGGATAAATGATTTTGACTTTAATACCGATGACGAAGGGGGATCGGAAATTGTGTTATGGGGGAAATATGAGTAAATATAATGGTCTATGGTTTTTCTACGACGATGACATTTCTATTTATTGGAATCGTAGTCATACATTTAATGTTTGGAACAATGGCAAAGAGGTTAATTGTTTCACGGTCATGGAAACAATGACACCGAAACAAGCTGAAGAACAAGCTGACGCATGGTTAGAATATGAACTAGAGGAGGAAAAATTACGCCACGCTGACGATATGGAGTTTCAATTTGAAAGTCCAGACTTATTTAAAATGTAAAGTCAAGCAAAATAAACAAGGTGCGACAATATGTCGCACCCCCTTCGGGGGTTTCCCCACCGTCACAAAAACAACAGGCACTACACTATATCCCAAAGGGATATAGTGTAGTTAGTCAATCTTTTTATTTTCATCAACGTTAAATTAATCCTTGATTATCCCATGAAATAGTATATTAAAATATTAGCGATGGCAGAAAGTATAATTACTATGGAAATGAAAAAAATCAAAGATTTTGAATGGTCTTCTATTCTTGACTTAACAGGCAAGGGCTTAGATCAATTCAATGCTGTAGATAAAGATATGAACTGCACACAGTTAATGCGTAATGCGGGTTTAGACTGGAATGTCGAAATGAAACCTGTTCAGTTTACCGATGACAATGGAACAGTAAACGAAAGCGATCGTTTACACTCTTTAGTTAAAGATAATAAAGAAGTTTTAGTATCTGGTTTAACTGATAGTTATCACCCTATGCAAAACGAAAGTATTGCAAAACTTGGTGACTATTTTGCGGAGCAAACTAATATTAAATTTGAACATTGCTTTAGTTATGATCGTAGCAAGTATGTGACCTTTTTAGCTAAAACTAATGGAAGTTTTAATATTGGTGATGATGTCGTAAACTCTTATGTTATGTTTAATAACTTTCATACAGGTCGTGACAAGTCTTCAATATTAACTACTAATATTAGTGTTTGGTGTTCAAATACTTTTCTTAATGCACTTAAAGATAATACACAATTTAAAGTTGGCATTACTCATAGAATTGAATTTACTTCAGAACTTGAGCAATTAGTTAAATCTAAAATTGATATCGCATTAAGATCAAACCAAGAATACAAGGAACAAGCAACTCTTCTTGATAATAAAAAACTTGTTGAGAATGATTTACTTAAATACTTTATCCTTGTTTATAATCCTAAGTTATTACCCGCTTATGAAAAAGAGGGTTCTAACTTCGATGCCTTTAATAAGTTAGAGGGTTCTAACCTTACACAGATTAACAGATGTTATGGTGTTTGGCATGATCGTTATGAAAGTAATGGCAAGTCATTCAAATTACAAAACACTGGTAATGCTGTTCGTAATGATACATTATGGAAGGCGTTTAATTGTATTACTTACAATGAAGACCACTTAAGAGGTGGTGCTGATAACATTGATAGTAGGTTAAAGAATAACTTCCTTACTAATGGTAAAGATAACATTAAAACTAAAGCGATGGAAACCGCTTTAGAGTTAGCCGCATAGAATAAGTTTACGCGGTCAACGAAACTATAACCCCAGTCAAGCCATCGCTACTGGGGTTTTTTTACGCTTAAAAAAAAACATTAAATCAATGTTTTTTTTACCCCTTACTAGATATAGTATACCCCCCACCCCCTAAATACTATATGTAGTATCTTTTATTTTTGCTACGGCCTATGTTTGTCTGACAGGCACACCCCTAAATATGTACGAATGAAAAGATTGATTATCCCATAAAAATATTATATAAATTTTTATCATATGGTTAATCAAACCGAGGTTGAGCTTCAAGCTCAACTAATACAAGAACATTTGAAAAAGCTGGATTCTGCTGAAAAAAGTTTCATACCTTTTGTCAGACATGTTTGGCCAGACTTTATCTCCG